TTGGCCTGACCGATGCCACCGATGCGACTGATCGAGTTGCGCAGGATGAACGAGCGCGGGACGAGCAGGGCAAGTGCGGGGTCAAGGTCGTAAGGAACCAAACCGTACGTACCGACGTTGCTTGACAGTGGGTTGGTGAGTGTCCAGTCCTTGTTGATGTCGGCCAAACGGTCGAGTGCGCCTTGCACTTCTGCGACCTGGTCTGGCGTCATCGCCTTGGTGGTCATCTCGTCGCGAAGTGCGTCGATCTGCGTCTGAGGCGTGGCGGTCTTGACGATGCCTTGCTTCGGAACGAAGGTCACTGCACCCTGCGATGCTTCGGTGATTGCCTTGCGGTGACACTCAGCAAGTGCCGACTTGAAGGCCTCGAAGCGGTCGACGCGTTGCTCGGCGGGAAGTCCGCCAAACATCTCGTCGATGCGAGGGGCTGCTAAAGCCATGATGTGTTTCTCTCTTTCGGGTTAGTTGCCCAGAATGCTCTGAGCGTTCTTTTCCAGGTCGATTGCCTTCGTGGTGTACGCGGCACGCAACTCTGGGTCGGTCACTTCACCAGCGATGTGACGAAGCCGCTTGGCCTCGACCTGCATACGCTCTGCGTCTAGCGCCTTTGAGTTCTGCGTCTGCGTCCTGGTAAGTGCTGGCCCGCCAGGTGCAGCCATTTCCTTGACCGCAGCCAGCTCAGCCTCTAGCAGGGTGATCTGCTCTTGCTGGGCCGCCTTGACGGTCTCGGTCACGGTCTCGACGAGGTTGTCAAGTCCCAACGCCTTGACGATCTCGGTGCGCAACGTGGCGACGGACTCTTCGTCCTCGACCTTCGCTGCTTTGATGATGTCGGGCGAAACGCCCAGTGCGACATATGCCATCTGATCTTCCTTTTCGTCGTCGTCGCTCATTGAGAACGGCTGGTCGGTTTCGCCCTCATTGGCTTCGCCTTCCCACCAGTTCAGGAAGATTTGCAAGGCGCAGATAAGGTCACGAACGTCGCACACTTCGTCTTCTTCGCCGTTGACGATTTCGTCAAGTTCGGCTTTGATAAGTGCGATCAAAGAACTGCGAACGGCGTCAAGGTCGGCGGCGTTGTGTTCCACCTTCTCCAGGTCGGCTTCGGCGTCCTTCCACTTGTCGGGAATCAAGTCTTCGCGGCCAAGTGCGCTGGCGCGTGACTTGATGTGAGCGATGGTTGCCGCACGATCTTTTGCACGACCGATGGCCTGGATTGCGTTCTTCAGGTCGGCAACGGTCTTGATTGGGAATCCGCCACCTTCCATCGCTTGCCCGGACTCGGCCATGTCTGCGCGCTGTTCGTCGCTGTAGTCCTTCTTTTCGACGTCCGGTTCGGCGTCCTTGCCACCGGCGACGTGAGCGTCGATGTCGGCCTGGGTCATCTCGGCGTTGGAGTGAAGAGGCTTCTTGCGGTCGTGAACGGTGGCCTGCTGTTCGCCGTCGTCGGCTTCGGCGTTGTTCACGCGCCCCGAACCTTCACAGTGAGGGCAGGTCTCGCCGGTCTCAGGCAACTTGCCAAGTCCGTCGCAGACTGAACATGCGTGATCGCTTGGGTACTCGTCGGCCTCTTGCGTGGTCGGCTGGTAGGTGTCCTCTGGCGTCCATGCGCTGTTCTCGTCAACGTCGCTCAGAACGTCAATGCTCTGGCCCGATGCCTGCAGGCGGTTGGCCTCGCCAACCTTCTCGGCGTCAATGCTCTTGCTGACACGGTAGGAAGCAAGTTCGGCGGCTTCCATCTCGGTCACGGCTGGTGCTTCGACGGCTTCAAGGTCGCCAGCAACGGCCTTGGCGATGGCGGCGACTGCGGTTGGGTTGCAGGGACGGTCGACGTAGGAGACTTCCACGATGGTCCCGCCGACGATTCGGCCACCCTTGGCGATGGGGTCGTTGACGACCTTGGCACCCTTGATGCCGACGCTGTAGCCCTTCAACGCACCGGCTTCAATCTTCCGGGCCGTGTTGTCGTCAATGACTTGGGACTTCAAGTACCAGTCGTCACCTTCGGCGTTCAGCTCTAACCCGACACCGGCGGCGATGGGCTGGTGCATCTCACGGACGTTCCCAAACTTCATCCAGTCGGGCATCGCTTCGCGCAGCCAAGATGGGTCGCAGATTTGCTCGTCAAGGTCCAAGTCTGGCCCGGTCGCCTTGCCGTAGACGATCAGTGAACCGTCGTCGGCTTGGGTCTTGACAATGTCGCCAGCGTACGCGTAGGTGATGTCTGCCATTAGTTCGTCATCCTTGTTCGGGAACTATCACCGAAGCGTAGTAGCCGTGACAATGACGCCAACGCTAGGTCACGGAGTCATTCGCCAGAGACTTCGCCGGACCCGACGATTGCGCACCGACAGTTGGGATGTCCTGGTGGTTGGTCGTCGCTCAGGTCGTGCGGGTTATTCGCTTCTTCGTCCAAACATTCATCGCACGCGCCGTCGTAGGCCATCCAGTCAAACTGCGTGTAGCCCATCGCGTCGAGTTGTTCGGCGGCTGCTGCGGTTTGCGCGCGGTTGGCTTCGGTGGTGGCGATCATCTCGGCCCGACTTGGGTCTGTGAGCAAGTCGCTAATGTTCCTGGCGATCTCGTCAACGCTTGCGCCCCTGGCAAGTCCGTCGCCGATGACGTTGCCCATGCGGTCCAGGTTGGTGTCCAGAATCGACTTGATGACGTCGCCCTGGTCGGCGAGTAGGTCACGCAAGGCACCGTCGGCAGTTTGGGCTGCGGCCCCGATGTCGCCCGGCTGCCAGTTGTTCCAGTCGATGCCAACGGCCATCGAGGTCGTGTTGTTTACGTTTTGGATTCCCTGGTCTGGGTGCGCGTCGCCGGTGGCCTTGATGCCGGACAGGTAGGCCGACGAGCTGATGGAGCGAAGCACGCTGGTCAACGGCGACAGGTTCGGGTTCAGGTTCAGGTTGATGTCTGGCACCGGCGCTTTCTCGGCGCGCAGAGCTCGCTGGATGGCTGCAGTGATTTCGGCCTTGGAGTACGTCTTGGCAAGCGCGTCGGCGATCCTTGGACCGTAGTGCGCGACGATCTGATCTAGGCGGTCGGCTCCTGGTAGGTCACTCGGCGACCGGCCTGGATTGGCTTTTTTTTTAGGACTGTTTCGCGCGCCTGTTCGTTCAGCACCTTGGCGACTTCGACGTCGACGTGATCAAACACGAAGTCGCGCCATTTGCCAGCCTGCTTGCGCTTTGCCACGAACGAGCGAAACGCCTTCATCTCGTCGTCAACGGACTTGGACGAGTCGACGATGCCACCGACCCAGGATTTCGCTGCGTCGCCACCCCATGCGGCCCAGGCAACTCGGCCCGGCGATGGGTAGCCCTTGTCGCCCGGCGACCAGCCTTCGCCCTGCTTGTCGACATCATGGCGTGCCAGGAACGAGGCGATCCGCTTCACGGTGTCAAGGCTGACCGAGCGCCCTGCGGCGAGATCGGCTGCGCGCTTGCGTCCGGTGTCGGTGAAGCCCGACCCGGCGTGGCCTTCCTTGATCCAGTCAAGTGCGCGTTGGGCTTCCTCTTGAACACCCTTTGGCGGTGTGTAGGAATCGCTGTCGGCGGCCTTGTTTTCAACTTGCTGCGGCTTCTCGTCCTGCTTGGCTGGTTCAGTCAGGTTGGCCTGCGGCGTTGGCGGCAGTTTGATTGGCTCTTCAGGTTCGGTGTCCTCGCCGCCCTGCGCTGGTGCCTCGGCGGTCTGGCCGACCGTCTCGCCGCTTTCGTCGGTTTCGAGCAAGCCCTTCAAGAACGTGATGGCGTTGCCGGCCACGATGAACGGTTCGTCGGCTTCGGGCATGTCGTAAAGCGGTTCGCCCTGCTCTGAGCGCACATCGTTCAGGGTCTTTTGGCCTGAGTAGAGGCTGACTTGCAGGCTCTGAGCTTTCTTTTGTTCGTTCTCGGCGGTGTCCTCGTCCATGAACACGGCGGTCACGGAGCGGTCGACGTTGCGGAATCGGTGGTTCAGCGAGTTGATCATGTCCAAGAAGAACTCTTCGGTCGGCTTCTTGTTCATTAGTTCGGCCTGATCGCGCTCACCTTCTTGCTGGCCTCGACCACCAAGGCCTGTGCGCGGGATGATGCCGAGTTGGGTTGGCTGGA